GAACATCATCACACTTACCTCGTCTCCAATAGTCTGTATGATATATTTTTTTAGCTTGTTCTTTGGTAAGATTTTTAATGTCCACATTAGGATACCATCTTTTAGCGATTCCATACTTGGTTTCACCACCTGCATCATCTGGGTCATTTACATAACCACCTTCGTGGTCTAAAACTATATCTATTATTTCTTCAAATGTTGTTTTCATTATGTTCTCCGTATATAAATATATATAAAACAAAAAAACCCTCAATTTTTTATTAAGGGTTTTTTAAGTTATATTTTAATATGATTTATTAGAATTTAAGTATTGCGTAATCATATCTTAATGTTAATGTAATTTCAACAGGGTCTGATGAATCAAATGCCAAATCACCAAATGTAGCACTTTGAATATAAGCACCTTTTAATTCCCATTCTTCAACAACATCACCAACTGGACCTAATAAGTTAAATGTAATATTTTTCTTATAGAAATCTGAATATCCGTCTCTACCAGTTACTGATTCGTGTCCTAAACGAATCCATTCCATTACTTGTTGAGCCGCAGAAGGTACAATTGGGTCATATAAAGTTATATCCAATGTAGACCATCTTGACTTACCTTTAACATATCTCGTTACATTCATATGTTCTAAAATTACTTCATCCGACTCAAGAGTTGGTCTATTAATCGCTTTTATTAAATAAGCATTAATACCATCAATTTGCATTATAAATCTATTTTTGAGCTTTGGCTCAAAAGGGGTAAACATTATATCTTGTGGTTCTAACAATTCTGGCATCTTATTTCTCCTAGTTGTATACCTTTGCTTTCATATATAAATATAAAAAATATTAAAAAATAATAAATATTTATACTACATTAACCTTTTTATTCTGGAAATTGTGCTCCAGTAGGCTGTATTGTGAAATCTAACACAATAAACTCAGCTGTTCTTGTTGGTTGTAAGAATAATTGTCCAATTAATTGATTTCTATCAATTGTATCGGGTGTATTATTACTTTCATCCATTACTACTCTAAATGCACTTAAACCACTTTGAGCTTGAACTTGTTCCAAATATGGATTAGCTATGTTCAAGAATCTTCTTCTTAATGCTGCAGTATTCTGTTCAAACACTAAGAATCTTGAAGATGATGCTATAAATTTCTTAACTTTAATTAATAACCTACGAACATTAACTCTATCTAATGCTGAAGCTTTCTTCTGTAATGTTTTTTGTCCAAATACCGTTACACCTTGACCTGGAAATGTAGCGATTGGATTAACACTTGAATCATATAATGTATCTCTATCAGCTTGAGTTAGTTTTCGTTCTGCTTCTTTTGCAATATTAATAGTTCCTCTATTTAAACCAGCAGGAGCAAACCATTCGTGTGATACTTTATCTGTGTAAGTATATACACCAGCTACTGTAACTGATGGTGGTACCCATCTATTAGTTCCGGCAACTTGAGAATCAGCTACTTTTACCCATGGCCAATACATAGCGGCATAATTAGAATTTCTTGTTTTAGCTTGTGTAGTAGCATCTACTACATTTTTACCATAAACAACTGGGTCTATAACTGCAAAACAATCAGCTCTTGATTCACATACATCAATTATTTTAGAAGCAACTGATGTATGAATACTGTTAATTATACCAGGTGCTAATATTAAATTAATATCATACTCATCTTGATTACTTAATAAATCAAGTGCTTGAATATATTGATTATATCCATTATTACCACCATTACCACTTGGGTCTAATCCTTGTGAATTATTCTCAGATATATTATTATAGAAATTTTTAGGATGTTGAACAGTACCATCTGAACCTCCACTAAATGCTCCACCTTGAGAACCACTATTTGAACCACTATAAAATGCAGGTAAAGAGGCTGAATAAGCTGGTACTCTTACATTTCCATTTTCATCAAGATAATCAGTAGTAGGGTCAAGAACTTCAACTCTTACATATTTTGATTTGTTTGCATAAGAACCAGATAACTGTAAAAATGGTTTACCATTCTCATCAGTTCTTACAGTTTGAACTTGGTCACCAATTGCTTTGCCTATATAATTTGTAGAATTTGGGTCAAGATTAATATTAGTATATGATTCAAGTATTTGTTTTTTCTTTTGTATATCTTCACCACTTCTAATCTGTAATGTAAATGTTCCTTTTTTAAGGTTTACAGATGATACTTCATATCTCACATTATCTTTTGAACCATCAGTTAAAATACTGTTTGTACCAAGACTAGCAGAATTATTTAATATTGCACCATCTGATAATGTATGTAGTTTAAATGGTGTTTTAAATACATATGTAGTATTGGTACTATTAAAATCTGAACCTCCTGAAAAGTTTACTGTATTTATTTGAGCTCCGGAAGAAGCTGTTATATTAATATAATTAGAAATAGGTGAACCACCAACTACTAAAGTAGGTGTATTATCATTGGCAGGATTACCTGTAACTCCATATGCACCTTTTCCTTTTTGAGTAAAAACGACACCTGTTGCAGTTGCACTTGCTGATAAATTTAAAAGATGAAGTGATTGACTTGTATTAAACATGTTACTAGCTGATAAAGCTGTTGTAGCTACTGTAGATGCAGATGGGAAATATATAGCAGTTGATGTATTAGTTACCAATCCCGCTGCATTAAGGTCTCTAGAACCAGTAAAAATAAGGTCAACTTTTGTTCCACCATAAGGTGTAAGAGAAGCAGAATGTGCAAATGCCTCACCTCTACCACCAAAATCACCAGCAGTTATAGTTAAACTAGCAGAATGTGCTGCGCCACCACCAACAATCGCAGGGTCTATTGAAGAAGTTATTGTAGCAGATGCGCCACTATAACTTCCAGCTAATATTCTAACGACTGTTAATTTGTTGCCGTGCTTTAAATATTGTTCTGCTGTATGTGAGGTCAAATACTGATAATAATTACTACCACTCTTAAATGAATCTCCAAATTTTCTTTGAAAATCTGAATATGATGATACTACGGTTGGTATCCCTGCTAAACCTTTAACAGTCGGACCAATTAATACCGCACCTATATTTGCAATTGCAGCTGGTAAAAAACTCTTATCTATCTCATTAGTATAAACACCAGGCGAAACTATTTTTTCTGCCATTAAATCTCTCCAATTTATTTATTATTCAGGAAACGAAGCCCCTGTTGGTTGAACTGTGAAATCTAATACAATAAACTCTGCAGTTCTAGTTGGTTGTAAAAATATCTGACCAATTAATTGATTTCTATCAATTGTATCAGGTGTGTTATTCGTTTCATCCATTACTACTCTAAACGCACTCAATCCACTTTGTGATTGAACTTGTTCTAAGAATGGATTTGCTATCTGTAAGAATCTTCTTCTTGTTGCCGATGTATTTTGTTCAAATACAAGGAATCTTGAAGATGATGCTATAAATTTCTTAACTTTAATTAATAATCGTCTTACATTTACTCTATCTAATGCTGAAGCTTTCTTCTGTAAAGTTTTCTGACCAAATACAGTCACTCCTTGTCCAGGGAATGTAGCGATTGGATTAACATTTGAATCATACAATGTATCTCTATCACCTTGAGTTAGTTTTCTTTCTGCTTGAATAGCAATATCAATTCCACCACGATTTAAACCAGCTGGTGCAAACCATGGATGAGCTACTCTATCATTAAATGCAAATATTCCACCAAGACATACTGAAGGTGGTACCCATCTTTGTGTTCCAGCATATTGAGAATCAGGTACTTTTATCCATGGCCAATATACAGCAGCATAGTTTGAATCTCTTGATTCGGCTTCAGTCACCGCATCTGCTACATTTTTAGCATATACCACAGGGTCAAGAATGGCGAAACAATCACCTCTACTCTCACATACATTTATAATTTTAGATGCTATGGTTGTATGTTCAGCCGAAATAACACCAGGCGTTAATATTAAATTAATGTCATATTCATCTTGATTACTTAATAAATCAAGAGCTTCTGTATATGATGATAATCCTTTGTCAGTAGATGTTAAATTAAATCCTTGACTATTTGTACTATCTATATCATCATAAAAATTATAAGCTGCTGTAATACCATTTGCTGATGATGTCACAACACTTCCTAATGAATCAAATCCAGCAATTCCATTAGTACCACCTGTAAATCCTCCATTTAATGAACCGCTACCAGCAGCTGGTAATGATTGAGAAGCTGCATTTACTCTAACATTTCCATTTTCATCTAAATAATCAACAGTATCTCTAATACTACCAACTCTCACAAATTTAGACCTATTTCCATAAGAACCAGATAATTGTAAGAATGGTTTTAAATTTTCATCAAATCTTGTTGTATATCTTTGGTCACCAACTACTTTACCTATATAAGTTGTAGCATTTGGGTCAAGACTTACACCATTAAATGTTTCAATAGTATTTTTTCTTGTCTGAGAATCATCACCTCTTCT